TTACCAGAGGAAGAGGAAGAGGAAGATATATATAAAACCCCACACATAGCGCACGTGCGCGAGGGTGCTCCGACCAGTGAAGCGAACAGTACGCCGTTGCAGGTGGCAGAACCTGAATTTCTGGATGGCCTGAGTGAACCCATCGGGAAATTTCCGATGACAGATGGCTGGCTACCGTCGCCAGATTTTCGGCGGCGTGCTGCGCTGTGGGGAACGGCCCTGCCGGAACCGGAATTTACACCTGCTGAACTTGCTGCATTCCGGGATTACTGGATGGCTGAGGGCAAAGTGTTCACGCAGGTTCAGTGGGAACAAAAATTCGCCAGGCACGTAAATCATATCAGGGGAAAATCAAAAAATGCCGGGAAAAGCGATGAGCTTGACTGGAATAACACTGACTGGATAGAAGGGGTGTGGGATGAAATCAACTCCAGAACTTCTCAATGAGTACGATCGCTTACGTGAGCATGGTGTTGCTGTGCATGAAGAGCGGCGTGACAGCAATGGCAAAAAGGAGCAGGTTGCTAGAATTTTCAATGAACTATTTGTCCAGTTACAGGCTGCATTTCCTGCAAGCGTTTCGACCATAAGGGAGCAGAACAAACTTAATGAATTCCGTAAGCAATGGATGCTTGCGTTTCTGGAGAATGGGATCACTACAATGGAACAGGTTAACGCTGGTATGCGCCACGCCCGCGCCAGTGAATCTCCGTTCTGGCCGTCGCCAGGGCAATTCATCAAGTGGTGTAAAGACAGCAAGATGGTTCTTGGCGTTACCATTGACGATGTGATGACGGAGTTTCACCGGTACAGCAAGGAAAAAAGTTTATATCCTGGTGGTCCCGAAAGATTCCCGTGGCGGCATCCGGTTATGTACTGGGTCGTATGTGATACCCGCCGTGCAATGTATCAGCGCCAGCTTAGCGAGATAGAGGTTGAGAAACACGCGCGCAGGCTGCTCGATGATTGGGCGAAAAAGGTGGCTTCCGGACAGCAGATACCCGATCCGGTGATCAGCATACAGGCAAAGCCAGAACCCATGAGTACGCCTCCGGACACAGGGAGAGACGTTTACCATCCACCAGGGCGAAGTTTCGGGTGCATGCCTAACGCCGCCACCCTTGGGGGAATAACACCGGCGCAGTGGCTGATGGAGGAATACAGGCGAGGAAAGGCGGCAGGATTTATCAAGTAATACCAGCGCGATAGCGCATTTTTTTACGTTTCGATAATTACCCGTTAGGTAATAAAATATTCTAAAATCTATTGATTTCGTGTCTTATGTGGTTTTTAATTACCTCAGGGGTAAATCATGAGAAAACAGATACAGGCTCTTGGTCGACTCAAAACAGGACAGATGAACAAAACAGAATCTGCGTATTGCCAGCACCTTGAGCTGCGTAAACGTGCAGGAGAAATCGTCTGGTATCGATTTGAGGGTATCAAGCTGCGGTTAGCTGACAACACGTTCTATACGCCCGATTTTGCTGTGATGCTCGCCACCGGCGAGATGGAACTGCACGAAGTGAAAGGTTTCTGGACCGACGACGCCAGGGTGAAAACCAAAGTCGCCGCAGATCAGTATCCGTTCCGAATCATCGGGGTAACGGTTAAACCAAAGAAAGCAGGTGGTGGCTGGAACATCGAAGAGTTCTGAATCGACGATCTTTTTAGTTATCAGTGTAATCAATAAGTTATGTGGATAAGCGAGGGTAAAGATGGAAAGTAATATCAAAGGGTTAGTTGCCGCCGGGCATGAGATGGCTTCGGAACTGAAAGCAGAATGTGGTGCCGTTGATATGCGCAGTGTGGCAAAGCTGATCAGCGATTTGGCAACGCAACTGGAAGTGCAACTGGTGCGTGCTAATGCGCTGGCGGCGGAGAATGCGGGGCTTAAACAGTCGGAGAAGGAATTTAATAACTTCTGTCGTCAGGAGTACTACGGTTGGGAGGACAACTTCACGGAAACCCCAGCCACCGACGCTTTCCTGGCTGAAGTGCGGGCGCAGGGCGTGGATATGGCTCGTAACGCGATGATTGATTTTGTTGATGGTGAAGTTGGGCCAAACAAGAACGTTCCGGGGCTGATTAGAGGCGCAGAGATATGCGTAAGTATTGCTGAACAGCTTCGTAAAGGAGTCATCCAGTGAGCAAGATTGACTATCAGGCACTGCGTGAGGCGGCAGAGAAAGCAACGTGTGGCGAGTGGTCGCTCGAATATGGAGATGGCCGATTTGATGGTGATGATGCACTAATTCATCGTGAAGTTGCTGGATATATTCCCATTTGCAGAATTGAAGGAGCGCATCCAGAAAGCCGTTTCTATGAAGATTTCCAAATGGAGCAGCAGGCCAATGCTGAATTCATCGCCGCAGCCAATCCAGCTACCGTGCTGGCACTGCTGGATGAACGGGAAAGAAACCAGCAATACATCAAATCCCGCGACAAGGAGAACGAGGATATTGCGTTAACGGTAGGGAAGCTGCGCGTTGAGCTTGAAGCAGCAAAATCAAAACTCAACGAGCAGCGCGAGTATTACGAGGGAGTTATCTCTGATGGGTGCAAGCGTATTGCTGAACTGGAAGCGCGGGAAGTTCAATTACCGACTCGCTACGACCTTCGATATGGACACCCGATAAATGCAGATGAGCGACAAGTCATGATACCTAAAGAAAATGGCAGTTGGCTTTACCTGATTGACCTAGAACACGCATTACGCGTCGCTGACATTCGCATCAAAGGAGAGTGATATGGATAAAAACACCACTGCTTACTGGAATCTGTCACTTGATACCGAATGCCCAAAATGCGGTCACAATTTCGATCTGCTTTGTGATGCTGATTTCTGGGAGTTTTCTGGAGCTAAACAGGCATGTGAAGAAATAAAAGGTTACGAAACATGCTGTCCAGAATGTAACCATGAATTTAAAACAGATTTCGTGTATTGAGGCATAACAAATGACCACTATAACCAAAGAGCGACTACTGACAATCAAGCAGTGGCGCGAAACATACGGACCTGGTAGCAACGTTGTACTGCCAGCAGAAGAAGCGGAAGAACTGGCACGGATTGCGCTGGCATCGCTGGAAGCAGAGCCGATAGGTTTCCGTTGCAGGCGCAATGATAACCTTGGTGATTGGAGTTACGTATATCATCGAGAGCCAGATGATTTTGAGCGCAAACATTTAGTGATAGAGGGCATTTACGCCGCCCCTCCAGCACCGGTAGTGCCTGAAGAAGCAACTCCGGAAAACGTAGAAATGCTCTCTGGCTATGTTTCAACGTACAAATTAACCGATAGCGAGCGCGATATTGCTGCCGAAATATGGAACGCCTGCCGCGCCGCCATGCTTCAGTCCGGAAACTTTCGGGAAAACAAGAATTCGTCAACCAATAATTTTCGGGAAATCTCGGAAACGTCAACCAACTATCCGGCAATTCCTAGTGAGGTGTTGTCCGCAATCCTGAAGGTTGCCAGGATTCGTGCCGATTTCGATGATTTTGACGGTGACAGGCGAGGTATCGGTGATTGTCTGGATGAGGCTGAGCAAGAGCTTATCGTTACCATTAACAAATATGCCAGTCAGTTGGCAGCAGAACCGATAGCGCCTAATGACGTTCGAGAGCAGACAGCCATTCCGCAAGTTCCGGTAACTCCGGATGGTTGGATAAGCTGTAGTGAGCGAATGCCTGAAATCAGACAAACAGTTATTGGATGGAATGGATATGCAGTTAGACAATGCGTATATACAAGAAATGAATATGCCAAGACACAGAAAGGCAGAGAGCCAAGGTTTGAAATCTTAACTGGTATATGGCATGGAGTAACCCACTGGATGCCGCTACCAGAACCGCCGCAGGAGGTTAACCGTGGCTAACATGCAACTTATCCTTAAAGGTGAAAAGATTTGAGGATTCGCATCATTAATAACACCGACAAGCATCCGGAAGATTATTTGGATTGCTCGTTAGCAGAGTGCGGTATTTCCGTATGGGATGAGTTCGATGTGATGCGTAAAACCGCTTACGGCTATGTCGTAATTCATAACGGAGACGAATTATTTGTTCGTCGGTCAGAATGCGTGGAATTGATAGAAGAGAATCTCCGCACATCGGCAACACACAGCTAAGTATGTTCGCAATAAAGGTGAATATTGATGGCTAAATCAGCAGCAGAGCGCAAAGCCGCTCAGAGAGCCAGACAAGCTGAATCCGGTGTACGTAAGCTGGAGATTGTGCTTGATGCTCAGGAAATTGAAATGCTGGAGCGTAACTGTGCCACGCGTCGCCCCGGGCGTGCGCCTTACGAATTTGGTGAGTATATAGCGTTACTGATCCGCCAGGATGATGCACGCGTGCGCGGGCGTATAAAATCGATCAGCAGAAAACGTTGCGGTAAGTGCGGCGAGAGAGTTCCTGTGAATTCATGCCCGTGTAATGGTGACTCGCAATGCTGGGTGACTAAAGGCTGGCATGAAACGAAATTAATAGTGTGACATGTCACGAGTAGATTATGCATGATGAATTTGATGGATTTTGAATACTGCCGCCAACTATGGCGGCTTTATTTTGCATGGTATTATTACCACAACGGTAACAATTACCACGGTGGTTATGATGCCTGCTGAACCTAAAACCTATAAACGCAAATCAACGCAATTTAAGCCGCTCACAGCAATGCAGGAGGCTTATTGCCAGTCATACATCAAAACGCCTGAAAACCAGACTCAGGCTGCGATTAACGCAGGATTCTCCCCAAATACAGCGGCAGTTAAAGCCAGTGTCATGATGCGCGATGAACGCATTCAGAAACGGATTGCCGAGTTGATGGAGGAGCGCAACAAACGAATGCGTGTCAGTGCTGATTACGTTCTCATGCGCCTGGTGGAGATCGACCAGATGGACGTGATCGACATCCTCAACGACGATGGGAGCCTTAAACCAATCCGTGAGTGGCCGAAAATCTGGCGCACTACGCTTAGTGGCTTTGATCTGTCATCGACCATCATGAACATGAACGAGGATTCAATAGAGACAATCCTCAAAAAAATTAAATGGCCTGACAAGGTGAAGAACCTTGAGCTGATTGGTAAGCATGTTGATGTCAACGCATTCAAAGAACGTCTGGATGTTAATGTGAATGTGACAATTGCTGATCGCATAGCAGCAGCCAGGAAGCGACTCAAAGAACGTCAGGATGGTAATCAGTGACAGATACAGCGTTATCTCCTGAAGAGCAGTTAATCGAGGATATTGCAGGGTTCACTCACGATCCGCTTGGCTATGCCCTCTATGCGTTCCCGTGGGGGGAAGATGGGACTGAACTGGCACATGCCACCGGTCCACGTCAGTGGCAGGCTGATGCGTTCCGAGAGATACGTGATCACCTGCAGAATCCAGAGACGCGCTATCAGCCGCTTATGCTGGCACGCGCTTCGGGTCACGGTATTGGTAAATCCGCATTCATCTCAATGCTGATCAACTGGGGCATGTCCACTTGCGAGGATTGTAAGGTTGTGGTGACCGCCAACACCGACAACCAGCTACGAACGAAGACCTGGCCGGAAATTATCAAGTGGTCGAACCTTGCTATCACGAAAGACTGGTTTACCTGTACCGCTACCGCGATGTACAGCAATGATCCTGGACACGACAAGCGGTGGCGAGCTGACGCAATACCCTGGTCTGAGCACAACACTGAGGCATTCGCCGGACTACACAACGAGCGCAAACGCATCATCGTGGTATTCGATGAAGCGTCGAACATTGCGGATCTGGTGTGGGAAGTTGCCGAGGGTGCGCTAACGGACGAAGACACTGAGATTATCTGGGTGGCGTTCGGAAACCCGACGCGTAATACCGGACGTTTCCGCGAATGTTTCCGCAAATATAAACACCGCTGGAAAACTGCGCAGATTGACAGCCGGACGGTGGAAGGCACCAACAAACAGCAGTTGCAGAAATGGGTTGATGACTACGGGGAAGACAGCGACTTCGTTAAAATCCGTGTGCGCGGCATATTCCCGGATGCATCTGAATTGCAGTTTATCCCTACCGGACTTACTGACGAGGCAATGAAACGGGTGGTCACCGCTGCGCAGGTTGCACATGCTCCGGTGATAATCGGCGTTGACCCGGCATACTCAGGCGTTGATGACGCTGTGATATACCTGCGGCAGGGGCTGCACAGTAAGGTGCTGTGGACTGGCAACAAGACCACTGACGATCTGATTATGGCGAAGCGTATCGCTGACTTTGAAGACCAGTACCAGGCTGACGCAGTGTTCATCGACTTCGGTTACGGAACTGGTCTGAAGTCAATCGGTGACGGCTGGGGTCGTACATGGCAACTTGTTCCGTTCGGTGGCGCGTCTACTGACCCGCAGATGCTCAACAAGCGTGGGGAGATGTTCAACTCATGTAAGACATGGCTGAGGCTGGGCGGCATGCTGGATGACCAGGAAACTGCAGACGACCTGTCGGCGGCAGAGTACAAAGTTCGAGTGGACGGTAAAATCGTTATCGAACCGAAGGAAGATATCAAAGAGCGACTTGGGCGTTCGCCGGGTAAAGGCGATGCGCTGCTGCTGACGTTTGCTTTCCCGGTGTCGAAGCGCCTGCGACTTCCCGGGCAGCAGAACCAGCAAGGCAAGGCGCTTACCGAGTACGATCCATATGCTTAGTCTTTATTTTTATCCTCGAAACCTGATAATCCAGATAGAACACCAAAGTTATTAAAAACGTCTGGCTTACCAGATTTTAATCCGGATAAGTTGTGTTGCTCCAAAAAGTTGCTAATTGTTTGGCCGTTGCCAAGTGCAAGACTTTTTATTTGAGATTTTTCAGGGTATTTGAGTTTGTATTCGTCGAAATCATTTTGGAGGGTCTTATATGCCTCATTCATTCTTCCAAGAGTTTCCGATATCTCTTTTAATGAATGATTTAGAGCTGCTAACTGAGCACTGGCGGATCTCAATTCGTCATCTTTAGCTTTCAACTCAGCAGTCAATTCCCCCATACTATTCTTTGATCGAATAATCTCTTCTTTCATCTCTTGGATGTCTTTTTCCGCGCCAGTCTTAACTTTGTCGTATGTAACATCTTTTTTAGCCAATAACCTCTGCAGTCTGGTTTCACGCTGGATTTTTCTTGCCTTCAGGTGATTTTCGATTGAGTCATTATTATCAAGAGGCTTTGCTTGCCATACGTTAATGATATTGTTTACCCATGGTAATAGGCAGCAGATAGCAATTACAGATAAGCATGGATAAAACATAACAGTTTTCCATGTGCTGTTATCTGAGATATATGAAATTTTATCTATTATGTTTGATTTGCTAAAAAATAGATAAAGAATTGATTTCCAGTTGAAGGCGCACCAGGACATAACAAAAGCACCAAGCACAGGGTTTTTGGCTCGATTCACGGCAGTATTGGCAGTAGATAAAAACAGCTCTTTAAACGATTCAAACATGCTAATTACCTTGAAGTTTTTCATGATTATACCTTTAAGGTAATTTGCGGTCATCAAGCAAAAAAATGCCCGGCGAACCGGGCGAACTGGAAGCAATGAGTTATGCCTTCCGTGGCTGTACGGGTTTACAGCATGAAGTCATCGCAATGGCGTCCTGCTGTAAAAAGGGCGGTGATAGTCCTTCAAGGGAAACCATCACCGCCAAGCACCTGGAACTTCTGGCATCACGGTCCTTAGGCGTGATTCTGGCGTGGCATGCAGGATTCGAACCTGCGACCAACCGCTTAGAAGGCGGTTGCTCTGTCCAACTGAGCTAATGCCACAACGCTGAGAGCACTTAGCCTGTTAAGGCGCCACACTTTGTCGCGGCTCCATAAATGCTCTCATCGTTGTACCCTCGTCTCTTCCGAGGCGTCACACCGAATCGCCGGGATGGTGAATCCCCGTGCGCGGAATAAAACCGCTCGACTTGCACATTCCGGCTACCTGGTTCGTTTGCCCGAGCAAGGGAGGGTGCCCCTTAAACGTATCCAGACCGCTATCGGCGCATGTGCCATACGCCGTACTGCTCAAAATAAAAGCTCACTCCACCTGTTTAATTTAACGACAAGCCAGTCAGGTTAGTAACCGGAATGAGCTCTTTGGTTACCCGAAAGGTAATAATTCACGCGTTAAATGTCAACCTTCTACGATAAATAAATCATATGTGGTTAAATTGGTAATAATTTAATTGCGTACGGAGTCATTGATATGTGCATGGGTAGCTCACCATCAGTGCCTGCAACACCAGAAGTTCAGGCAGCACCACAGGAGCAGGATGCCGCCGTTGTTGATGCCCGCGACGAAGAAACACGTCGCCGTCGCGCTGCTGCTGGTCGTAGTTCTACGCTGCTTACCGGTTCTCAGGGCGACACATCAACCGCTAATACCAGCGGTAAAACGCTGCTTGGTCAGTAACCGGAGTCATTGAAATGGCGGAAACAACTAAAGAGCGATTGAACAAACAGTTCGCACAACTTGAAAGCGAGCGTCAGTCGTTCGAGCCGCACTGGCGCGAGTTGAGTGATTACATCAACCCGCGTGGTTCCCGCTTTCTGACTTCTGAGGCCAACCGTAACGATCGGCGCAATACACGCATTATTGATTCGACCGGGACTATGGCGGCGCGCACTCTCGCCAGCGGCATGATGTCAGGCATCACAAGCCCCGCGCGTCCGTGGTTTCGCCTGGCTACGCCAGATCCTGAAATGATGGATTATGGCCCTGTTAAGTTGTGGCTTGAGGCAGTTCAGAACCGCATGAACGATATGTTCAATAAGTCGAATCTCTACCAGTCTCTTCCGCAGTTATACGGAAGCCTCGGCACATACAGCACTGGTGCAATGGCAGTGCTGGAGGATGACGAGGACATCATTCGCACAATGCCATTCCCGATAGGCAGTTACTACCTGGCTAACTCACCTCGTGGCAGTGTTGACACCTGTTTTCGCAAGTTCTCTATGACTGTTCGTCAGCTTGTTCAGGAGTTCGGGCTAAATAACGTCAGCGAATCCGTAAAAAGCATGTGGGAAAGCGGCACCTACGAGAAGTGGATCGAAGTGATGCATTCGGTTTACCCGAACATTGACCGCGATACATCGAAGCTGGATAGCAAGAACAAGCCATTCAAATCGGTTTATTACGAGGTTGGTGGCGATAACGACAAGTTGTTGCGTGAGTCCGGATTCGATGAGTTTCCAATTATGGCTCCGCGCTGGGAAGTTAACGGCGAAGATGTTTATGGATCATCATGCCCGGGTATGCTGGCGCTTGGACCTGTTAAGGCATTGCAGCTTCTCCAGAAGCGCAAGTCGCAGTTGATTGATAAAGCCACCAATCCGCCGATGGTTGCTCCGACTTCCCTCAAGAATCAGCGCGCCTCCCTTCTTCCTGGCGACATCACGTATATCGATCAGATTACTGGTCAGGATGGCTTCAGGCCTGCTTATCTGGTTAACCCCAGTACAGCAGATTTGGTGGCAGACATTCAGGACACTCGTCAAATCATTAACAGCGCCTACTTTGTCGATCTGTTCATGATGTTGCAGAACATCAATACCCGCTCGATGCCTGTTGAAGCGGTGATCGAAATGAAAGAAGAAAAACTTCTGATGTTGGGGCCGGTTCTGGAGCGTCTGAACGACGAATGTCTTAATCCTCTCATTGACCGCGCTTTCTCGATGATGGTGCGCAAAAACATGCTGCCGCCACCGCCTGACGCGATGGAAGGCATGCCCCTGAAGGTCGAATACATTTCCGTCATGGCTCAGGCGCAGAAGTCTATCGGCCTGTCCAGTCTGGCGTCCACGGTTAACTTCATTGGTCAACTTGCGCAAGCGAAACCAGAAGCTCTCGACAAACTCAACGTTGATCAGGCGATCGATGCATTCGCTGATATGTCCGGAGTGTCTCCAACCGTCATTGTTCCGCAGGAACAGGTTGAGCAGGCTCGCCAGCAACGGGCACAGCAACAACAGCAGCAACAAATGATGGCGATGGGGATGGCGGCGGCACAGGGTGCCAAGACGCTAAGCGAAGCTAAAACTTCGGATCCGAGTGTTTTGTCAGCTATGGCGAATGCAGTTAGTGGTCAGGGTGGGCAATCACAATGACAGATTACGAAGATGATCAACTGAAAGAAGAAAACGCCCGTAAGCAACGTGACATGGCACAGCGTGAAATTGATGACATTCGCTTTGTCATGAGCAGTGAACAGGGGCGTCGCGTTGTCTGGTCGGTGCTGGAGAAAGGCCGTGTGTTTTCCGCTATCTCACCGATGGACGCTATGGCAATGGCATTTAATGAGGGGCAACGCAATCTGGCGCTGGAACTGTTTCAGCGCGTTATGGCGCATTGCCCTGAACAGTATTTGAAGATGGCCAAAGAGGCCAGTGAACAGGAGTGATCATGAATTTATTTGAGCGTTTGCTGTATCGCCGTCTTTGCAATGAGCAACCAGTCGATGGTGGAGCAGCTCCGGCTGCGTCAGAACCGTCAGCGCCTGCAGGTGATAACCCTGCTCCAGTTGGTGATCCATCACAACAAGAAGGTGATAAGCCGCAACCTGTTGCTGATGGCGATAAACCTGCTGATGACAAAAAGCCTGAAAGCGATAAGCAGGGTGAAAAAAAGGACGGCGATAAACCGGATGGTGCGCCGGAGAAGTACGAGTTTCAGGCTGCCGAAGGCGTAGAGCTGGATACAGAAGCGTTGAAGGAATTCGAGCCGGTGGCGCGAGAACTTAACCTGACCAACGAGCAAGCGCAAAAGCTGGTTGATGCTTATCCGAAGATTCTGGCAGGTGTTCAGCAGCGCCAGGCAGAAGCCTGGCAGAAAACAACCGAGCAGTGGGCTGCGGATGTAAAAGCTGACAAAGAAATCGGTGGCGACAAGTTGATTTCTAACCTTAGCGCCGCACAGCGTGCGCTCGACCAGTTCGGGACACCTGAACTCAAAGAATATCTGAACACCACCGGGCTGGGTAATCACCCTGATCTGGTCAAAACGTTCGTGAAAATCGGAAAGGCGATGTCTGAAGATGGCATGGTCACCGGTGGTAATGAAGGCCAGCGTAGTGCGGCCGAAGTGCTCTATGGCAAATAAGAGAGGAAATGACAATGGCTGTTAAAGGCTTAACTGCGCTAACGCTGGCTGACTGGGGTAAGCGCGTCGATCCAAACGGGAAAGTCGATAAGATTATCGAGCTTCTCAGTCAAACCAACCCAATCCTTCAGGATATGCCTTTTGTTGAAGGAAACCTTCCTACCGGACACCGAACCACCATTCGTTCTGGTTTGCCTTCCGCTACCTGGCGTTTGCTGAACTATGGCGTACAACCGAGCAAATCAACAACGGTGCAGGTCACTGATTCCATTGGCATGCTGGAAACCTATGCTGAAGTCGATAAGTCTCTGGCTGATCTGAACGGTAATACTGCCGAATTCCGCCTGTCTGAAGACCGAGCATTTATTGAAGCGATGAATCAGGCGATGGCGCAGACGCTGTTTTACGGTGATTCCAGCGTTAACCCTCAGCAGTTTATGGGACTGTCCTCCCGCTATTCCAGCCTGTCTGCGGGTAATGCTCAGAACATCATTGATGCTGGTGGCACGGGTACAGATAACACTTCAATCTGGTTAGTGGTGTGGGGCGAAAACACAGTGCATGGCATCTTCCCGAAAGGGCAGAAGGCTGGCATTCAGATGGAAGATAAAGGCCAGGTGACACTGGAAGATGCTAATGGCGGCAAGTACGAAGGCTACCGTACCCATTACAAATGGGACAACGGACTTGCTCTGCGTGACTGGCGTTATGTTGTTCGCATTGCAAACATCGATGTCAGCAATCTTTCAGAACCTTCCTCTGCCGCAAATATTGCGAAGTTGATGGTTAAAGCACTGCATCGCATTCCAAATCGTGGCATGGGTCGCCCGGTGTTCTACATGAACCGCACTGTAGGCCAGGCTCTTGATCTGCAATCTCTGGAGAAAACATCTCTGGCGATCAGCGTAAAAGAGACAGAAGGCGAGTGGTGGACTTCATTCCGTGGTGTACCAATCCGTGAAACTGATGCGCTTCTGGAAACAGAAGCCCGCGTGGTGTAACGCCTGTTATTAACCTGTGGGTCGTAACAGACCCACTAATGGAGAAAGAAGATGATCACCGACAAACTGTTGATGTTCTCCGAAGCTCAGGCGGTTACGAATACCGCGGCTTCTACTGACGTAATCGATCTCGGTCCAATTGATGGAAACCGTCGCGATATCGGCGTGGGTTATCCGCTTGAGTTTTGGGTGCTGGTTAACGAAGCCGCCACGGCAAGTGGTGAGGCAACTGTAAACATCCAGTTGCAGACGAGTGAGAATAACAGCTCATGGTCCACTATTTATGATAGTGGCGCACTGGCAAAGGCTACCCTGACAGCAGGTAAACGAGTTGTTTCTGCAAAGGTGCCTGCCGGTGTTCAGCGATATCTGCGTGTTAACTACTCCGTCGCAACTGGCCCACTAACGGCCGGCAAATTCACTGCGGGTATCAATCTTGATGTTGATGCCAATACGCCGTATCCGATCCGCTCAAAAGTAACTGGTTAAGGTGATATTGATGTCAGGTGAGAAACCAAGATACCGCGTTCTGCGCCTCTCTCATATCCATAACACTCTGTGGCCGGAGGGGGCAGAAATCGAATACGAAGGTGAGCCTGGTAGCGCACTGGAACCTGTTAACGATGCAGCCAGACAGGCAAAAGCAAAGGTAGCAGGAAAGGTGTCTATGGCAGCAACCAGCACCAAAATCATCAACGATGTGTCAGATGATGGTGAACTGGATAAGCTCCGTGAAGAGTACGAATTGCTCTTTAACGAGAAGCCACACCATAACGCCAAAGCAGAAACGCTCCGCGAGAAGATCGCAGATAAGCGTAAAGAACTGGGCGTGTAAGCCTCGCGGATGAGACAAGGGGCTTCGGCCCCTTTATTGCAGGAGTATAGAAACTTATGGCCTCTGTAGTAGAGATCTGCAATCGTGCGCTGTCCAATATTGGCAACAGCCGCAGTATTAACAGCCTGACGGAAGCCAGCAAGGAAGCGGGGGAATGTTCGCTGCACTTTGAGGCCTGCCGTGATGCTGTGCTTTCTGATTTTGACTGGAACTTTGCTACCAAACGCGTGGCGCTTGCAGATACGAACAATCCACCGCCTGACTGGGAATATGCGTACCAGTACCCGTCCGATTGTCTGCGCATTACTGAAATTATGCTTCCTGGTGTACGCAATCCAACAGCAGCAATGCGCGTTCAGTACGAAGTTGGTGCAGACACCAACGGAACAGGAAAGTTGATCTACACAGACCAGCCGCAGGCATGGCTCAAGTATGTATCTCGCGTTACAGATGTGAACATGTTTGATGCCATTTTTATGGAGGCGTTGGCCTGGCGTCTTGCGGCAGCTATTAACATGGCGCTGACTGGGAATGCAGACCTCGGTACGTTTGCCCTCAATATGTACAATCGCGTGATTCTTAGTGCTGGCTCGCATAGCCAGAATGAATCACAGGAACCACTGCCACCGGTTGACGAGTTTACCATTGCGAGGTTGTCCTGATGGCTATCAGTTGGATCCAGCCCAGCTTTGCCGGTGGTGAGATTGGACCGTCGTTGTACGGTCGTATTGACATGGCGAAGTACCAGGTGGCATTGCGCAAGTGCGATAACTTTATCGTGCGGCAGTATGGCGGAGTTGAGAATCGACCTGGTACGCGTTTTGTCGGTGCCGCCAAATACCCAAATCGGAAATGCCGCCTGATCCCGTTCCAGTTCTCGACGGTTCAGACTTATGCTCTGGAGTTCGGACACCAGTACATGCGCGTTATCAAAGATGGTGCGTTGGTGCTGAACAGCAGCAATGTTATTTATGAAATTTCCACGCCATATACTGAAGCCGATCTGTTCCGAATTAAATTCACGCAAAGCGCCGACGTGCTTACGCTTGTTCATCCGGCATACCCGCCGAAAGAGTTGCGTCGCTATGCGCATGACAACTGGCAACTGGTTGATGTGGTAACGAAGAACGGGCCATTTGAAGATATCAATATTGACGAGTCAGTGACGGTTTATGCCAGCGCCAGCACCGGGACAATTACGTTAACGGCAAGCGCCTCTATTTTTGGCGCGGAGCAGGTAGGCAAATTGTTCTATCTGGAACAGCCTGCAGTGGATTCTGTGCCGGTATGGGAAACCAGTAAGAGTACGTCAATTGGCGATATTCGCCGTGCAGACAGTAACTACTATCGCGCCGTTACAGTAGGCAAAACAGGCACTTTGCGCCCTTCGCATACAGAAGGCACATCATGGGATGGCTGGGGCGGATCCGGTGATGATGATACCGGCATTGAGTGGGAGTATCTGCACAGTGGTTTTGGCATTGCCCGTATCTCTGCTGCAAATGGAACTACTGCAACTGCCGAGGTGATTTCCTATATCCCTTCGCAGGTAGTTGGCGAGGATAATGCCAGCTATAAATGGGCTAAATATGCCTGGAACAGTGTTAATGGTTATCCTGGCACTGTTGTTTATTATCAACAACGTCTTTACTTCGCCGCATCGACTGCGTTCCCTCAGACTATCTGGGCCAGCCGTACCGGGGATTATAAGGATTTTGGCAAAAGCAATCCTACGCAGGATGACGACAGAATTATCTACACCTATGCCGGGCGTCAGGTTAATGAGATCCGCCACCTGATTGATGTTGGTTCTCTGGTGGCGCTGACTTCCGGAGGTGAGTACGTCATCACCGGCGACCAGAACAAAGTGTTAACCCCATCATCATTTGCATTCAGCTCTCAGGGATCAAATGGCTCAAGCAACGTCCCGCCAATTGCCGTGGCGAATATTGCTCTGTTCGTCCAGGAGAAAGGCAGCGTTGTCCGTGATCTGGCCTACTCATTTGATGTTGACGGCTATCAGGGGAACGACCTGACCATCCTTGCCAATCATCTTTTTCAGAAGCACAGCATTGTTGACTGGTGCTTCTCTATTGTCCCTTACTCCAGCGCCTTCTGCATTCGTGATGACGGTAAATTACTGGTGATGACCTATTTGCGTGATCAGCAGGTTTTTGCATGGGCACCACAATCCAGTACCGGAAAATATGAAAGCACATGCAGTATCAGCGAAGGAAATGAAGATGCGGTGTATTTCGTCGTTAACCGAACCGTTAACGGGCAAACAGTGAGATACATCGAGCGACTGTCCAGCCGTTTATTTACCAGCGATGAAGATGCTTTCTTTGTTGATTCTGGCCTTAGCTATGATGGAAGAAATACGTCTGACAGAACGATGATCATCACTGGTGGTTCTGGCGAATGGGATTACCGCGAGGAATATACAATCAGTGTTTCTGGTGGTGCGTACTTCACCAGTAGTGATATCGGTGCCCAACTACAGTTCCCTTATACCGGAATTGATCATGATACTGGCGATGAAGTGTCAAAAGAATTACGTTGCGACATCATTTCTGTAACCAGCAATACCGCTGTAGTGGTTCGTGCTAACAGGAACGTCCCGCCACCCCTCAGGAATGTGGCCACCACGAACTGGCAGATGGCGCGCCGGACATTTGGAGGCCTGTCTCATCTTGAAGGCCAGACCGTAAACATTCTCTCTGATGCGAACGTGGAACCACAGAAAGTTGTTTCCGGAGGTGCCGTCACGCTGGAATCTCCGGGGGCTGTTGTGCACATCGGCCTGCCAATAACTGCTGAATTCGAAACACTGGATATCAACATTAACGGACAGGAAACGCTGCTGGACAAAAAACAGGTGATCCCCTCCGTTACTCTGGTTGTGAATGCCAGTCGCGGCATCTGGGCGACTACGCCCGGCGGTAAATGGTACGAATATCCACAGCGTGAATTCGAGTTCTACGATGATCCTGTTGATGATGCTACCGGAAAAGTAGAAGTGAAACTGGACAGTAACTGGGGCAAAAACGGACGTGTAAAAATCCGTCAGCTTGATCCGTTGCCGCTGTCTGTTCTTGCCGTTATTCCTCGTCTTACTGTTGGGGGATTCTGATGATCGATGTTCGAGTTATTCCCGCCACCGAAGAGCATCTTCAGATGATTTTGCCGGATGTTCGTCAGGCTGATATTGACGAACTGTATGCGGTATCGCTGATGACTACCGAAGATGCGCTGCGTGTTGGTCTTCGCACTGCGACTATGGCCTGGTCAGGGTTCGCGAACGGAGAACTGGTAACCATGTTTGGTGTATCTCCGGCGTCAATGATCGGTGGCAATGGTACACCCTGGCTGGTCGGAACCAGCCGTATTGAAAAATATCAGAAGACATTTCTTCGCCACTGCCGACCTGTATTGCAGCAGATGCTGGCAGTTTATCCGCGCCTGGAAAACTACGTCGACGAGCGAAACCATGTTGCCAAAGCATGGCTGCACTGGCTTGGATTCAGGCTTGAAGAAGCCGCGCCTTATGGTGCTCTTGGTCTTAATTTCCACAGATTTCACATGGAGAGAAAATAATGTGCGATCCGGTTATTGCTGGTGGCGCAATGCTCGCCATGAGTGGCATTCAGGCATACACCCAGTACCAACAGGGAAAGTATGCCTCGAAGGTTGCAGAAGCGAACGCAGATATAGCCACAGCTCAGGCAAATGATGCAATAAACAGAGGTAACGCTGAAGCTGAGCAACGGCGCAGAGAGACCCGACAGCGGCTTGGTACACAGGCGGCGACAATGGGGGCTACCGGCGCTGATTTATCTACAGGTAACGCGCTGGATATATTTGGCGACACTGCCCAGTTTGGCGCTCTTGATTCTCTGACGACGGTGAATAACGCGCAACGCGAGGCTTACGGTTATCAGGTTCAGGCTGCCAACTATAAAGCAGAAGCCAGTTCAGCCCGTAAACAGGGGAATGTGGGAGCAGCAACAACATTGCTCACTGCGCCTCTGAAGGCATACGGTGCGTACCAGATGTTTGGTGGGACGTGGAGTCCGTTTACTCAAAGCACCCCTGCGCCAATCGGGGCAGCAGCAGGAACCAGATTACCCGGAGGATTATAATGCCAGTCGTACCAACAGTATCCGGCCGTCAGGTTCAGAGCCGTGGAGTTCAGTCAGCAGGCTTGCAGACGTTTTCTCAGCCAGGTATTGGTGATGCTTTTGTTCGGGCAGGGACAGAGGCAATTGATGTTTTTGGTCAGGCAAAACAGCGTGCCAATATCGCTCTGGCTCAGGAGGCATCTCTTAACCTCAGTCAGATAAGCAGTGATCTGCTGAATAATCCTGAAACAGGATTGCTTAACCTGAAAGGGAAAAATGCTATTGGAAAAGGTCAGGAGTATACGCAGCAGTTTGATGCTCAGGTCGAACAACTGGCTATGTCGCTGCCGGATGAACAGGCTCGTAATGCTTTCATGCAGCAGGCGCAGCAGCAGCGCATTCAGTTCACTACGCAGGCCGGGAGGTACGAAATAGGACAGGTTCGCCAGTATGAGGCGGATATGCAGGATGCGACACTAAAAAACCTATCGATGCAGTTCCGTAACCCGACAATGGCAAACCAGGCAGGATTGAAGGCATATCATAGCATCATCGCTTACGGCGAAGCCCACGGCCAGAGTCAGGAAGAGATCGAACAGAACTGGGTTTCGTGGCGCGAGAATGCCGCGAACGGTGCGGCGGAGGCGTGGTATGTGCCGATGTATCAACAGATGATGGGTCCGAACGGCAAGATTGAGGTAACCGATACACCGAGTGAGGCGCAGTTATTCTCTGCAATAATCTGGCAGGAGAGTGGCGGAAATCAGTACGGAAAGGACGGAACACCTCTGGTGTCGCCAAAAGGCGCTGTTGGCGTAGCGCAGGTGACGGAAGATACTGGCCCCGAAGCTGCCCGCCTTGCTGGCGTGCCGTGGGACCGCGATAAATGGTTGAATGACCCGCGCTATAATGCCCGCTTGGGGCAAGCTTATTTCGGCGCGCAGATGAAGAAATACGACAATAACCCGGTTCTGGCAGTAGCTGCCTATAACGCTGGCCCAGGAAAGGTTGACGGCTGGATTAAACAGATTGGCGATCCGCGCACAGGCGAAGTCAGTAACGCCCAGTTTGCCGCAGCTATCCCATACGACGAGACGCGCAATTATGTGGCAAAAGTAACTGGCAGTGCTGGAGCTATTCCTGGATCTGCGACGATGGAAAACCTCATCGCACAGCCATTCTGGAACGCCATGAGTCCGGACAAAAAGTCGCAGATGATGAGCAAGGTTGCTGGCATGTACGACATGCAGGCTTCAGCCGGTCGCGTTGCGCTACAGAGTCGAATGCAGGACGACCTATCCAAAATTGAGGCCGGTAAGCAGGTGACGCCTATTTCAGCGCACGAATGGGCCGCCGTTATGCCGCTTCAGGCAGCGCCTGCCGAGCGCCTGCAGATGGAAAAAACCTTCCAGCAATACCAGCAGGCAATGACGCTACAACCTGTTTATCAGACCATTATGCAGGGCAACGTCCAGCAGGGTACCGCCGCCGTGCAGGCAATGGCACCGCAGGAAAACGACCCTGACTTTAAATACAAAGCAGAGCTTTATGCATCGGCAAAGGTCAAGCTTGGGCAGGTACTGAAGGCGCGGGAAGCGGATCCGGGGGCATGGCTGCAACAAAACTCTCCGGTTGTGCAGGCTGCATTCCAGCAGTACCTGAATGACCCTTCATCTGGTGAATACCTAGTTTCCCGCATACAGTCTGAAAAAGACCGCCTGGGGATAATGAGCAAAAAAGTTTTACCGGAGTCCATGGTCAATGATGTACTGCAGCGTATTGACAACACGCAGGAATCTAGCGTTAAGGCCATTCAGTCGGTGGCGCAGTCGTTCGGCAAATACTCGGATCAGGTGATGCAGCAGGTTCAGAAGAGCGCTTATCCTGCGTTGCAGGTTGTCATGGCTACCGAGAACCCGCGCGCGGCAAATGCGCTCTGGCAAAACCGTAGCGTTAAAACTGCTGACTTACGCGGCAGTCTTGAGAAAACCGACGCGGATAGCGCCGACTCGTCATGGAATGACCAATCGAAAGATTTTGCTGGCACGATGGTTGTTCAGCCTGGTGGCACTGCCGTGTGGAATAACTTCAACGAGCAGGGAAAACGACTTACTTACATCAACATGCAGCGCGGAATGTCGGCGTCTGATGCAGCAAAACAGGCGTATCAGGACATCCTCGGCGAGCAGTACCAGACCAATGGCACTTGGCGGCTACCTAATCGTGCAGGGATAGATATTCGTGACGTTAACGATGGTGCCAATGCGTATCTGAAAAACCTGTCAGCAGATCAGATTATGCCGCTTATTGGTGACCCAAGGCTACCTGATGAGGTCAACCGTGAGCAGAGTATCTCCCGCATTCGTGATAATGCGCAGTGGGTTACCAACAGCGACGAAACAGGACTTACCCTGATGCTCAACGGGCTGATCGTCAACGGTGCCGACGGCAACCCGATTACGGTGCCGTTCAACGATCTGGCGAAACTGGGAACAACCAACCGATCAGTATGGAACAGCATTACCAAGTTCATTGATACTCCGGTGAAATATACTCCCGGACAGTCTAAGGAATACAGCGCAGAAAGTCAGCGCGACAACCTGATTAACATTTTCCAGAACGGCCAGCAATCAGGACGATAACATGCCAATTTACACAGATGATCCGGGACAGGGAATTAACCAGCCAATTGGCAACGCGCCAGCAGGGCTTGGCGAATCGCTGCTTTCTTCCCTTAAGCAGGGATTTGAAGAGGGGCCGGTCATGTCCGGCTACCGCTTTGCGCAGGCCGACTCGCTGGCGAATGACCCAAACTCTACAGTTATCAGTAAGCAGGAAGCGGATGAGCTCCTGAAGCAGTACGGCGTAAAGAGCATAAACGTGCCAGATTCTGGCGTTACGCAGGCTTTTCTCGATCATGTTATTGCCGAACGCAAAGATTCTCTGGCACGCCAGCAGATCGCGATGTCGGCACCGAGCGGATGGGTAGCCACGCCGCTTAATTTCGCAGCCAGCCTAGCTGGTTCAATGGCAGATCCTGGTAACGTGGCGCTGGCGCTGGTTCCGTTCGCTGGAGAAGCAAAGGCGGCTTCTGTGCTTGGCCGATTTGGCGAGCGATTTGTTGCTGGTGCACGCATGGGGGCAGCGCAGGCGGTGGTGACCGTGCCGCTTACCGGGCTGGCAGCGGCGGCGGAAGGTGACGACTTCACCTATAGCAACGCGTTGGAAAGTACTTTCTTTAACACGATGGCTGGCGGTCTAATGCATGCCGGCGGCGGCCTTATCGCCGATATCGTGCGACCGCGTCGCGTTCCCGATGCTGCAACGGGAGAGTCCCCGGCGTTTTCTGGCGATGCGCAGCCAACCCCGGTGATAACGCCTGACAACATTCCGGCGGGCGTGAATATCCCTGAGGTTGGCGCTAACGCAGATCTGGCGGCGGCCATTTCCAGTGAAGCGGAGAGCTACGCATACAGCCGGGCTTATGACGACGTGGTTCCTGACTATATGGCGCGCCAGCAGGAATTACAGAGCGGTCAGATCGGTAACGTTGCCGACCTGCGTGCCGAGCTTGCGGCTAATCAACGTCATGCTGACTCGCTTGATGCGACGCTGCAGCAGCGCACCAAAAAGTATCAGGGGCAGCGGATGAAGTTTAAGGATGCGCGCTCTAGGGCACTGAAAGAGATTCAGGCCGAGAAAGACGCCATCGCTGCACGCAATCAGGAGATCAACACATCGCTGGAGCAGAACGCGACAGCAGAGCAGGCGCGCTGGCGCCAGTCTCAGATTTCCCGCGGTGAGATCCCAGACGACCTGAAAGTCACCATTTCCGAGCGTGCGCAGCAGATCCTGGACGGCATGCAGATGTCGCCGGTCGCTGGCGCAGTTCGCACTGCCGCAAGCGCCATCAGGGATGCTGACTGGAACGTGAACCAGCAGGCGTATCGCGCTGCGCTGGCACACATGATGGAAGGACGTAGCCCAGATGTTGAGCCCTTCTATGAACTGCACAAACCGGCACTGCGTGAACGCGCCATCCATCGCATACAGAACCCGGCACGGCAGGTTGATGAAACGGCTCGCCCAGCAAGCGAAACAGCCGATCGGGTTTATCAAGAAACGCAAAAGGCAGATCATGAAATTACCGCTGCCGCTGCAGACCTTGATAACGAGCTCAACCTGAGTAACGCCCTGCTTGACGATATCGCTGTCGATAACCCTGATCTTGCGACCACGTTGCGCCAGAAACTCAATGATATTCGTGCCGACGCCAGCGACAATAGCATGAGCAACGCTTTCCGGGCATTTGCCGCCTGTATGATTAACCGGGGGATGTGATGGCAGCAAACGAATTTTTGACGCAGTGCGAGCGCAGTGTAAATGCTGCCGCTGGTCGCGAGCTTTCTTCCGATGAGATGGAGTCGCTGGTGCGTGACATGAACGACACCACTAGGCGAATTCTGGCGACCAATGAGGCGCTGTCTCTGGAAGAGGCCGCGATGCGCGCAGCGGAAGAACTGAGCAATGCCGATATGCTGGCAAAACAGATTGAGGCTCGCAATAAGGCAATCAACGCCCGTATTGCCGCACAACGACTTAGAGAGCTTCGTACTATCTGGAAAGACCGCCCGGATATCGGGCTTGAAGCAATGCTGGTTGGCCGCAACGATGCGCGTACCGGCGCCCGCCGGTCGGTATCTTCGGAGGTGGCGCAACTGCGCGGCAAGTATCATTCCGGTATCAACTACGATTTTGACCGTGCCGGGCTGGTGCAATTCATCGCCAGCGGCAGCAATGACCGGGAAATTGCCGATGCAATGTGGCGCATAGGGCGCGGGCAGTCAACTGACGGTATGACAAAGCAATCCGTAAGCGCTGCACAAATCATCATGAAATGGCAGGAAACTGCGCGCATTGATGAGAACCGCGCCGGGGCATGGATACGCAAAGAGCCGGGCTATATAGTGCGCCAGTCACACGACATCATGAAGATCCGCGCCGCAGGTTATGAAGCATGGCGAAATGCTATTCTCCCGCGCCTTGATGAGCGCACTTTTGACGGCGTGGCTGACCGCGAGCAGTTCACGCGTAACATTTATAACGGGCTGGCTTCCGGCGTGCATCTTACATCTGAAAAGCCCGATTGGATGAATGGCTTTAAGGGATCGGCGAACGCAGCTAAACGCGCCAGCCAAGAGCGAATTTTGCACTTCAAAGATGGTATCTCGTGGCACGAGTACAACCAGCAATTCGGCACCGGCAGCCTGCGAGAAGCGCTGTTTGGTGGCTTAAACAGCGCTGCCCGCACAACGGGCATGATGCGCGTACTGGGCACTAACCCACAGAACATGTTTAAGTACCTGACGGACGCCATTGCTGAAGATATCAGCAAATCCGGAAGACCGGCAGCGTTGGCTGACTACATGACGAAGGTGCGTCGCATTAACCGTACCGTAATGCCGCAGGTTGACGGCTCGCTAAATATTCCTGGCAGCGTAGGCTGGGCCAATGCGTCGGCGGCTGTACGCGGCTGGTTGCGTATGAGCCAACTTGGTGGCGCGGTAATCTCATCGTTTAACGACGTGCCTATCGCCGCTACCGAGATGCGCTACCAAGGGCAGAATTTTATGCAGGCGTTGCTTGGTGCTATGAGAGGCCGCTTCACGCGTTACAACAGCGCGGAGCAGAAAGAGATCCTTTCCTCTATCGGAGTTTATTCCGACTCCATGACGCAGGAAATCATCCGGCGCATATCTGGTGATGACACGCTGAATGGAAAGCTTGGTCGCGCGCAGCAGCTTTTCTTTAAGTACAACCTCATGAACTTCTGGACCGAGAGCGGTCGCAACAGCAACGCCATGATGATAACCAACTGGCTTGCAAAGAATGCTGACCAGTCTCATGCGCGGCTACCGGAAGACCTGCGACGCGTGCTGGATCTGCACGGTATTGGCGAACGTGAGTGGGAAATTTTTCGCAACATGGACATGGCCGATAGCGAAGGTCGTAAGTTCATGACGACCAGCGGCATCCGCGGCGTGCCTGACGAAGTGATTGCCGGTTATGTAGAGAGTAAGGGGATCAAACCAACGCAGCGCGCTATCGCTGACGCACGCGATCAATTGGAAGGGCAGTTGCGCGGCTACATCCTTGACCGCCTGAATATCGCCATGTCAGAGCCTGGCGATCGCACGCAGGCGTTTATGAAGATGGGCACGGTGCCAGGAACGGTGGCTGGGGAAGCAATACGATTCGCTGGTCAGTACAAATCGTTCACTGCAAGCTTCATGCAGAACGTACTAGGACGCGAAGTATTCGGGCGTGGTTATATTCCTGCTGGGCTTGGTGAGTCGAAAACCGGATCGCTGACGAATGCGCTGCTACGTAACGGGAAGGGGGCTTTCCTTGGTGCTGCAAACCTCTTTGTCTGGGCGACTATGTTTGGTTATATCTCCATGCAGTCAAAACTCATGCTGAAAGGGCAAACACCACGCCCGGCAGATGCCAAGACGTTTCTCGCAGCCGCATCTCAGGGGGGCGGTCTTGGCATCTTGGGTGACTTCATGTTTGGCGAGGTCAACCGCATGGGGGCCGGGCCGGTTACGTCGCTAATGGGGCCAGCAGCATCGAACGCTGACAGCATTATCACGCTGCTCCAGCAGACCACGAGAGGGGATGCAGATTTGGGTGACTGGTATCGCACGGCACTTGACAATACGCCATTCCTCAACGTGTTCTGGCTTCGTACGGCGATGAATGGTTTAATATTGAACCGGATACAAGATGCCCTTGACCCAGGCTCTCTTGAGCGTTATCAGCGCCGTGTTGAGCGTGAGCAGGGTAACGACTTTCTGATCCCACCATCGCAGTTCATGCTAGGTAAATAATAATGAAGGCAATTATATTTTTTGTTTCAATATTGATGTCTGCATTTTCTTTTGCAGGGCAAAATGTTAAATGCGAACTTCAATACTTTGGAGATAGCGATAAATTTAAGGTAACTCAGTTTTCTTTTATGGGGATTCCATCTGATTCATACCTTTATACCTGTGCCGACTGTGGAGGCATCCAGATAAACGTGTTCCCATCTATTCAGACTGTTGCTTCCTACTCATTTGAAAACAACATTGATTTCGAAAGGAAAATCAATGCTGAATACAACAGAAAAGACATAGCTAAACTTGAGATGGAAAACGTTACTCAAGGCGGGAGAATAAAATATTCAATCACCGATACTGGTTTGGCAGAGTTTTACCCAGAGGGCAAAAAGATAAGCTACCTCTACTTTTTAGCCAAGCAACAAAATGGTAAAGAACAAGTAGGTTATTCAGGATTTGTTACCTCTAACGGGGATAAGTCATGCTCAATTATTGCGACATATCCAGGAAAAGAAATTTCTTTTCTGGGAAGTAAATCTTTAAGCTACTTTATGAATCATATATCAATGTAGTGTGACATGTCACAGGCCGCTTTCGCGGCCTTGTTTTTAACGAATGCCACCGCCACCCGGGCGGGAATCCGCAGAACGCCCACCGCAGCGGGAGCCGTCAGCAGCAGTGTCGCTGTCGTGCTGACAACGACCGGCAAAGGCCTGAGTTGAAGCTACCAGAGACAACAAAACGAACAGTGCAGCAAATGCTTTTTTCATTGTGAAATTTCCATCTATAAACCACCTCAATGTGGCGTCAATGAGTGTAGCACTGACTTTTGTTTCGTCCATAAAAAACTACTATGCAGGCTTTTTGGATTTGTACGAATAATCCCACGGATAAACATTTCTACTAAGTGGAGCTGTATTCGTTCGTTCATGAAATAATTTTGTGAAATTCAATACGGAATCCATCCAAACTTTTGCGTTAGCTTTGGTGTGTGCGGGCGGGTCCCAATAAGCTAGTAAGGCTGCATCTCTTATTTCATTGACTGCATATATGAGATATGCGTTACTGGTTGGTTTTGGCCTGTAATTTCCTTGTTCATCAATCAATCCATATGACCACTCATCCCAACACTGTTCAGTACATGAGTATGAATATGATGCATATTCACCAATATTGACATGAACCTTTCTGAGATGGAAGCCTAATACTTCCTCTGGTCTTTCAAAAAGAGTATCTTTTCCCAGATCAGGATGATGACCATGACGCCAGTGTTGTTTAAAAGCATCTTTTAGCGAAATCAGAAAGTCATCAGTTTTAAACTCACCAGTAGGTATAACCTTCCCGCTATACTCACTCAAAAACATCGAATTCCTCTTCCTTCATATGCGTTTCTAATGAGTTAAGCTGGCGGAAAGATATCTCTTTTGATTCTGCAGATGAGAGCTTTTTTATCCGCTTTATATTCTTTGTGATAGGAATAGACATTGTATGCACATCAGCGGATGCTCTTGGCTTTGTGCTGATAAAAATATGGCGCAATGCCGCATTTTCACTATTGAACGAGCCAATAGCTGATTTACGTGCTACAACCTTACCAGTAAAAATACGACTCTTGCTACGCTTTGCATGAGTTCCGCTTCTTACCGGACCTCTCATCACGAATCCAAGTTTTGTCATCTTTAATCTCCGGTAAGTTACAGGTATAAAATAAAAACAGGTTTACCTTTAAGGTAATAGTACGCTATTCACCCACAGTCTGCAATCTGTACAGAATTATTTAAAGGCACATCCCTGTGCCGCCGTTCTGTCAGAAGAACCCTGCCTTGTCGTTGATGTACTCCGCGTGCGTCTGGATATCACGCAGGCATTTGCTCACACCAACGATGTAGCAGAACATGGTGGTCAGCTCCGCCGCCGCGCCCGATACGTCGTGCCCGTCTTCCTGTAACTGGTTCAGCAGATTCATCAGCAGTGAGTTCTCCGTCAGGCCAAGAACACCAGACGGCGAGTGAATCAGGCTGCGGTAGCCGGGCTTCAGTGGGGCGCTGTATTCTTTTTTGTCTTCCAGCTTGATCGCCTCCATAATGGCGGGCATGAAGCCTGACAAGACCTTCTCCACTTTTGTTTCTTGTTGTCTTAAACGTTTCTCGCATTCAATGAAGTAGCGTCGTACCTGACGACCTTTTTCGTTACGCTCGACCATCGCCAGCTCTTTGGCTGTATCGAGGGTTAGGTGGTAGTCTTTTGCAGGACGGCCTCTGCCTATTTTTTCCCGAACTTGGGAAATAATCATAAAGTCTTGATTTTCAACGAAACCATATTCAGCAATTCGTTCGACAATCCACGAAGCAAATCGCTTACCCACATCGAGGAAAGTGTGTAAATCACGGGCATTAACGAGAAGAGCGGTTTCGTTGGATATAGTGCCGTTGAATACGGGGATGAGTTGACTGGTCATGATGACCTCCTTTGAAGTTTTAGTTAGCAATCACCAGTTAGTAGCTGGTGATCGGGTGTCAACTAGAGCCTTCAAAGACGCTCCGGGCATATTCCCCTTTTGGGTATTGTATTACGCCTCTCCACCCGACCTTTGTACGGATGTGACTATGCCAAATTGCAGGCATAAAAAAGCCGCAAAGCTATCGGGTGCGGGTGACCGCTTTGAAGTTCTAGTGCGGTCAGTATGCGATAGCTCTGGCGGCATTGTCAAATCATGCGCCACTGAGTCCAGCAATCTCTGCAATACCAATAGCGAGATAATCGCGATTCGTCAGGCGTGATTTTATTGCATATGTCTTAGCTCCACTGAAGTTGTGATTTTATATGGGTTGCCTTTTACCTCAATAACACGATGAGGATCATTTTTTAGCTCTTCCGTAATCTTCCGTAATCTTCTAACAGCTGAACTTCGGTGTTTATAACGGTAAGTTACAGTTTCTTTTCTCTGCAATACCTCATCATTGCGGTACTTAGTCAAAACCATGACGACTTCAAACCTGACGCCGTTGTGTGCAACCATAATCTGCTTCATGCTGCACGCTCCCGCCCCTGGTTGTCTGTTGGTGACAGCGGAGCATTGCTGAATGCATTTGTTAATCCGGCAATATCCAACGCGTATCCAGGGTGTAGTTGCACTGCCGGGTCTTCGCACTGATTACCCCAAACATCGAAGCCATGAGACGTCTGTCTGGCGAACAGTTCAATGCGAGAAACATCGCCTAACAATTGCACAAGTTTTTCACGAACGATATCTGGTTTTCTTGAATGCTCAAGCCGCGGTGCGGTAAATGACTGAACGATCCCTGCATTAATGCGCGTAGGTAGTTTTCCCTTTACCGCAAACAGGCAATCTTCACTATTGGCGCGAGTCATGTGCCCCATACCCATAACCAGTTTATCTGGTTGTCGACTACCACATTTTATCCACGTGAAGCCCTTCATGGTCATCAGACGGAATCCCCAGGCTTCAACAACTTTTAGCGCTTCGAGTGGTTGTGTTGGCACCCACCACATGGCCAACAGACAGTTTTCATCGGCCAAATCCCACACAGGAAGGCGGCAGATATCCATCACACTCATAACCGGATATTTAAAACTGGCACCGCGATTACCATCTGCGGCTTTGTCCCGGTATACCCAGGGTGGATCTGCATAGATTAGTGTGTATTTCTTAGTCATAAACCACCCCGCAACATCCTATACCGCTATAGTCTCCACGGCGAAGGCCGTTACCTTTTGTGATACATTGGTCCCTGCGAACCGCGATCCTTGCACGCTCAACATCACCAGAAGCAACATCCATACACTGAAGCCAAAGGTGAGCGGCAATGCGGAACTGCCCTTTTTTCTCTCTTTCAATCGCGCGTTTTTCGATCTCTATCGCCGCAGGAGTAACGGCGACAATCTTTGACGGACTGCGCATTGAAACCTTATTCATGTGATATTTTTCAAGTCGGCTTAACTTTCTCACTTAATCCAACCCTCTCTGAAAATTAATGCCAGCAGATAAAGCCATGCTGAAACAGAGGCCAGGAATAAGTACCATCCTGACCATTTGATCCAGTGCCTTAGCAGCGCACTCATGCAGCGTTGCTCACGGGACGATATACACGTTGCTGAACAGGAGGTTTTTTACCCTGGAACTCTGCCGGGCTTGCTGCCTGACGTTCATCAAGCCAACGCTCAACTTCGTCACGGTTCCATGCGCAGCGTTTGTCAGTGATATACCAGCGTTTAGGAAATTCACCTGCGCGCTCCATACGGTCGATAGTGCTCCATGACAGTGGCACCACCGCCAGGAGTTCCTTCTTACCTAATGCACCTTTCATAAATACCTCTCTTGGTTGCAGTGCGGCGCACGTGGCGCCGCGGTGGTGGTTACATAGATGTTTCGTTTAATTCTTCCCGACGAACGCTGTAAACGTCGGTGGCTTTTGCCAGCAGTTCGTCATCATCTGAAAGTTTTTGTGCAATGTATTTGTAAGCCTTATCCAGTTCGGAGACAGTGCTGTAATTCATCGCTGCGCTGGTAAAGGCCATCAGCATTTCTTCTGGATCACGGCTATCCGCTTTACGAGTTTGCTCATCAGGCTTTTTCACTGGTTTAGCGTTGATCAGACTGTTCATTCCCGCAGCAGTAGTTGTTTGCGGAGTAATGTCTCGCTCAACGCGCGGTGCCGTTTCCTGTAATTCGTCAGGGGTGTAAACACCGAGAAGCACATCAGGAGCGTGCAGGCGAGCCCATCGTTTCGTGCAAAGATAGGCAAGCTGCTGGCGCGGATCCTGTTCCCACAATGGAGAGTTACGCACTCCGGCTTGCGCCATACTGATGGTAAGCTCACGGGGTTCTGCTTCTCCTTTAAGAACTGCTGACACAGTTACCGTCAGATTCGGTGATTTATCTGTTTTGCCGTTAACATTCGACCAGTCACCGCTCCAGCGATAATTCAGGCGTGTCGCCAGCAGGCTGGAAGAGGATACGACCGCGTTTACCAACTGTGCTTCGTAGCCTAACGTTCCGTTTACCACATGCGTTTTCTGCGCCACGGCGAAAGGGTTCATTCCCCACTGTGCCGCCTGCATGGTCACCGCCAGACAATCGGCAGGTTTGCCTTCAAGATGTTTCGGTACAGTCGCTTTGCTTTGTGACATCAACTCCGCGAAACGCACCAGTTGATTCATGCCCTCGGGGCTGAAGATTGCCGCAGCAGTGCCTACAGTTGCGCCTGGTTGTGATGTGATTGCGATATCATTGCTCATACGTACATATCCTGTTTACGTGCCCAGTCAGGGCGTTTAATAATTTCCACTCCGCCCCATTCATCGTTGATGCGGCATTCGTGATAGGTATTCAGATCCCGGCGGAACAGAGCGTGCCCGGCATCGACATCCGGCTCATCCAGCTCGAACACGCGTACCGGATACCGACCACAATCAATGCTTTCGCTCACGGCAAGAAAGAAAAAACCATGCGGCTGACCAGTAACCCTCATTGCGCCTTCGCGGTACATTGCGTCCTGCACGTGGTAGCGGAATTCCTCGATGTGGCGTGCAAAACGGTCCATATCTGCAACCTTTTTCACGTCGACGATCACGTTGTGCTCGTTCAGCCATTTGTCTGGACGAATGCGGCACAACTCACCAGTCTCTTCATCGTTCCAGTACATTGATGCTTCGCAGTAACCAGGAGCTTCCAACATCCAGCGTGCCGCCGGGTGAGCCATTGCGCTATCACGCATCAGCTCCAGTTTCCGCCACTGCTCTGCATCAAGTACCGAAATCCCCATATCCGCAATATCACGAAGAAATGCCTCTTCGTCAGCTTTACCTTGTTTCGTCCGACGATCGAATTTCGGTGAAACAATGAAGCGTTTGTCGAACTCTCCAGGCTCCAGAAGCAGACAGTGCAATGCGGTTCCCATATCCAGTGCAGACTTTTTCTCTTCGTCTTCTGGTGCTGCCTGAACCCATTTAAGAAGCGCCGGATTCTTGGCAACCATGTCCAGTTGCGACTTACTCACGCCGTCACCGGCGTGGTAGTCTTCGTTGCTGATGTCGAAATAAATTCCCGGTTTCATGCCGCGTCCCTCTGCCCATCAAGCTGATCCGCCAGATCCCAGCGGGCGATAATTGCCATTGCCTCTCGCCGGTAGGAATCCATCAGTTCTTCGAACTCTGGACTGTCTTTAGCGGCCTCCAGTACTTCCTGGCGAACGCCTTTACCTGTTACAGCGTCGAAAGTTGAGGCCAGTTGATGAAGCCGGATGCTCTCGATCAGTTCAACTTGTCGGTCATATAGCTGTTCTGACAGGCGGTAGTCCTTGTCGAATGCCAGCATGATTTTTTGAAGATTTTTCTGCTGATTAACGTTCATTATCAGCCCTCCCATATCTCGTTATCGTTGGCCACATCGCGAGCTTCTTTGCTGACGAAAGCCCACTTAATGCCTTCCTGTAAGGTGCGGAACTTCCAGCTCATGAATCCGCATGCAGTAACGCAGTACCAACCGTTGATGATTTTCCACTGCATAACTTGTTACCTCGGTCTGTTACCGTTGAGGTAATAATTATGCGTATTTGGTTTGATGTCAATAGATATGAGTTAAAAAAATTACCCATTAGGTAATAGTATAGGCAATAAAAAAGCCGCCAGAAGGCGGCTTACTTACTGAAAAATATGATTTTATTGTTTGTTTTTTTCGTTCTGGTTGATGACAAATTCAATGTAACTTTCGATCTTTGCTTTCTCGGTTTCGGGTAACAATGCGTAGCGCGAGCGGTCATAGTTGATGGTCGCAGGGTCGTGCGGGTGAATCAGTAATTCATAGCCGTGACGCCCGAATGCTGATGCAACATTCTCCAGGGTGGAAATGGAAACACTGACCTCATTGTTTAACAGGCGGCTGATTGTCACCTGGGCGACGCCGGATGCGCGGTGAAGTTTTCCCTGAGTTGAAAGGTCGCGGCTTTCGCTCATCCAGCGTTCCAGGTTGTGAGCCGCCAGCTGACCAATGTCGCTTGGGCCGACAGGCTGAAAACCTTCCTGAGAAAGCGAGCGATCGATATCAAGCCAGTTACGTGGTTTATTGGCGGCAGCTTCAATTTTTCGCGCAACCTGGTCGCCGATAACCTTCTTGCCAAGAGCCCAGCGGTTTACCAGATTTGCCTGAGTTCCAAGTTTTTCTGCCATCCGCGTCTGAACACCATTGAATTCACGGTCGATCAAGTCGTTGAGATTTTGCCTGCGGACGTCCTGGATACTTTTCATTTTCTGGAAAATCGCCTCATATATGAATCAGTAGATGATTCAATTTAAAGCAATATTACCCAACAGGTAAATGCACCTCATGGGTAACTATCCTTGATTTTTGTTACCTTATGGGTGAATATTTATTATCTGAAATAAATATCAGGCAATAGCTATGAGCGATAACGGACATTTCGATTTCAAAAAGCACTGGCTTGCACTTACTCCGGATGAGCGTGAAGCCTTCGCACAGGAAGCCGGAACGACGAGTCACTATATCCAGACTCACTTAACAGGTAAGCGCAAAATGCCAGGTAAAGTATTGATGAATGGGCTTTTTAAAGCCTGTAAAACAAGACAATGGCTGCGCTCAAAAGCAGAACTGGCATACTTCTTCTACTCATGATATCCAGCCACACCCCTCTGTAGACCGCCACCCGGCGGTCTTTTCATATCTATTCGTACCTCAAAGGTAATAAAAAACCAAATCTGGTTGATCAAATTTTCCAATTGTGCAAAATAGCCAATATCAATAACAAAAAGGGGCGGAAAAATTGAAGATAGTAACCAGAATGGAGGCCGCAAAAGCCGGGTTAAATCGCTATTTCACAGGAAAGCGGTGCCGTCACGGCCATCTCTCTGAAAGGTATGTTCTGAACGGAACATGTGTTGAATGTGCAATGAATAGCGCCAACCGCCATCGTAATGAATTTGCTTGTGCACTAAAGAGTGCAAGAGGGGAAACCTATGGCAAGCAGCTGGATTAAGGTTGAAGTTATCACTCCTGATAAACCTGAAATTTTTCAGATAGCAGAAATTCTGGGTATTGATCCAGATGCTGTTCTTGGAAAGCTGGTTCGTATATGGGCATGGGCTGACCAGCAAACAATAGACGGTAACGCTGGCAGCGTTACAAAAGGAGTACTTGATAGACTCGCTTTTATTACAGGATTTGCTGACGCCCTCATTAGCGTCGGATGGCTTGCTTATCATGACGGCAAACTAATTCTTCCAAACTTTGAGCGACACAATGGAGAATCATCGAAAAAACGTGCACTTACGAATAGAAGAGTGGCAGAGCATCGAAAACGAGTAACGCAAAAAGTAACGCCAACAGCGTTACAAAAGGAGTTACCAGAGGAAGAGGAAGAGGAAGA